ATCTATAATTTTACGTTCCTTTAAGTATTTTTTAGCCAATCCACGAATGCCAGTGCCCCCGGTTTCTTCAAACTCGGTGCCTCTATAATAAAAATCTTGTATAGAAGATGCATTTCTATCTTTTTGAGTAATTTCATGTTTATGTACTATCATATAACTACTTATCCTATTATATTGTCATAATATCCAATATCGAACCTAAGATCAAATAACTTACGCCTGTCTTGTTGGATTAAAATATGTGTAGGTGCAGCATATTCTCCGTATCTTGGTTCACTCCACAACCATTCGTATTCTAAACTAACATCTAATTTACTACAAAGTTTCTTTAGTCGTCTACGATTATAGTTGGGTACAATGTAAACAATGGCTTGGTTATTTTTTAAGTGTTCCCATTCGCCTGTCCATTGAGTGATTTTAATTTCACTCTTTTTCCATGCTGCTGCACTCCAAGGACACACGGGCTTTATACTATCAAAATATGCTGTCCAATCAATATCGTCTTTTGTCATATAGATATTTACTCAAGAAAATAGGCTCCGAAGAGCCTATCTGGTTAATACATTTAGTTAGTAGTATTATTTTTTCTTGCCGCGACCTCTGCCAGCCATTAGCTTGTCTTTACCACGTCCACGTCCGGCCATTACTTTACCGCGTCCTTCAGCAGTCATTTCTTCTTTTTGGAACTGCGGAGGCACTTTACCTTTTTTAGGCTTACTACCTTTACCAGCATTATCATCTTTGCCTGGTTTCTTGTCTGCCCAATCTGGAACGCCATCGCCGTCAGCGTCTGGCTTCTTCTTTTCAGTTAATGCTGCGTATAATGCTGCTTTGATGTTTTCAACAGCCATTGGGTTGTCGCCGTCTTGTGTAGCAGGATATGCTTTCTTCTTGCGATTCAAATCGTTACCATCTGGAATAGCATCGCTCATGTCACCGTATTGTGGGTCCGGTTCATTAGCATAGTCTCCAGCTTCATCAACATCAATATCTGAACTGCCTGACATACCTGCAAGTCTAGCAAGCTCATCTTGGCTAGCCATATTCTTGCCTTTTACTTTAATAGTATAAGTTCCTTCGTCGGACATATCTTCAGTTTCAACGCCTTCTTCGATGCCCATGTTAGCTAATAGTTCATCTACAAATTCCTCTGGCTCAGATTCAGCATTGTTAAATGTTTTACCTTGCTCAGATGCTAACTGTTCTAGTTCACCGTATAAGTACTGGCCTTCTGGTCCACCTTTATCAATTAAATCCATTACCATTTGTGATGGATCGTCTGCATTAGCAACCATATCAATAACAGCTTTTGTAGCGCCTTCTGTAACTTCGTCATCACTATCTGGATCTGGTTCCATTCCTGGTTGTGTATTTTCCATTTCTGGCTCATCCATCATAGCTGACAAACGTTCCATATCCATACGTGGTGAAAGCATTTTAGGTCCAACTTCTTCTGCGGCACCTAGTCCTGCATTTTTCATCATGTCTAGTAGATCAGCAACGTGTTCTTTACCACTTGCGTTCATACTAACATTTACTGTTACTGGATTGCCTTTGTCTACTTCTGGAGCCATTGGTGGAGCCATTCCCATAGGACCTTCTCCAATTCCACATTCTTCGATGTGATCCATTGATTCAATTAATTTCTTCATATTCATTTTATCAGCCTCCCACAACTGCTTTAGTATTTTCTACATCGCCGATATCTGATGACTCTCCAACTGGAGCACCTTCCGCACCACTGTGTTCATTTTCTTTGCGATCTTTTTCTAATTCTTGTAATAGACTCATTACTCTGTTACCAGCTACTGAATCCTGTGCGCTTTCCCCGCCCATGTCTTCTGTAGTTAACTTAGTATCATACGGAGCATCGTCTTTCATTTCTTGATACTCTTCTCTAGGATCATTTGCATTGCGTACAATAATATGTGCTTGATCACAACCACAGCAACGTGCAACGTATTCTTGTAGCACTTGACTAGTACTAGGATATTCTAACTCTGTTTCAAAATAAGTAACTTCCATATTCTGTAACTGTGGAAAGTCTAATGGACGTTCTTGTATTGGAGTCTTCTTGCCAGGAGTCATGTTTAATACTTTAAACTTTCTCAAACAAGTTTCCATGGAGTCTTCAAAACCTTCTGGTAAAGGTCCTGCTACACCTATTTTAAATTCGTAAGTCTTTTTAGACTCGTTTAGTAATGTTTTAAATGATCTCATTGCGCATTGATCCTGTTCTATATTATTATTTATCTTTATCTATACCTTTGAGCTTCTCTAATAGACTATTTCTGTCAGTAACCACGTATCCGGCGCCGTTAACCATGTCTCCGTCGCCTGGGCCTGTACTGTCTTTATCCATTTTTTCTTTTTTAAGTTGCAGCTCAATCATCTTTAGTTTTTTATCTAATTTTGCAACTTTAGCATCTAAGCTAGTTTTAAGCATTCCGCCAGCAGTTTCAAATACTCTACCACTATAACGACTTTCAACATTCATGCCCAAATCCATAAGATCATCATATGCTTGCATGGCTTTATCAGCAACTTCATTTAGTTCCTTATCAGCCATATCGCCTAAACCTTTTACAGCCGGTAATGCTGAAGATATTTTATCAAATTCTTCAATATCACGAAATGTTTCTGCTTGAGTAATTTCGTACTTAGACTGTTGTTCTTCTTGAGCTTCTGCTTGTTCTATTATTTCTTTAGAATCAGGTAAGTTCAATAAGTCTTCTAATTTTTTGGTCATTAATCCATTCCATTATATGCTACTATTATTTATCTTCTGCGACCTGTATGGAAAATATCATCTTCAGTAACAATACGGAATAATATACCTTTTTGTTTGCACCAAGCTCTAGCTGCTTCCCACTTGGCTTGATTAACTACATAATGTGCTTGATTATGTTTGCTTTTGCCTAGCCGTTCTCGCATTGCTTGATTAGCAGGTTTAACTTCAATTAGTTCTACACGTTTTTTAGTACTTTTATCTGCATATGCAATAAAGAAGTCAGGTACATATATAGTTTGCTTGCCAGTTAATGGATTTCGATAAGGTATACGCACAGCTTCGCTTGCCCATTGTTCTATTGCTGGATGTTCGTCACAAAACTTCATAAAAGTAAATTCCCATCCGCTGCGATATGTAGGTGTTTTGTTTCCTATATATTTTTGTGGATTTTTTAGATTGAATTTACCTTGCGCAAAACGACCCATATCATATTACAACGTTTCTTTGATCAAATAGTTGTGAGTTAGATATGTCTTCACGAAATCCTAATACGCTAGTTTTAGATCTGTTAAAATTAAGTATTTGAGCGACAATTAAACTTAGTTGCACATCTGTTACACCTTTTAATGTATCTAAAAGTTGTTGCACATTTAATTCGTCTATTTTGGCTTGCTGTAATAATACACTTGCTGTATTAATAGCAGATACTTTGCCAAATCCTCTTTTTAAGAAATAACCAATAACTGCATCAACTTCACTTGCGTTATAGCTAATCTCTATATCATAAAAATTATTAAAAAACTCTGGTGTTAATTCTGTAGTTGACATATTAAGTTCCGCCTATATTATTAATTGCATTAGATGCAACTTGTGCTAATTTTTGGTTGCCTCCAGCAATACTATCTGTTACTTGTTTATTGTATGCAGATTTTTGTGATGCATTAGCACTATTGTAAGCATTAATACTTACATTGTTTAATGCTCCACTATTAACTAAAGCTGGCATAACTTGACTTGCAACACTAGGATTTGCAAGGCTTTGCACAATCTGTGTAGAACTAAGTATTCTACTATTGTTTGATGTTGAAGTTGTAGTTTCCACTCTATTCTGACTATCTGGTACAGACAAGTTATTTTTTGATAATACATTAGTTACTAAGCCGCCAATAAGTCCTGCGCCAACTTGTTTTAAAATATTTTTACTTGGACTATTACTATTACCAAATGCTTTATTTAATAATGCACTTGTGCCTAATCCTATTAATGCAGGTAATAAACCTTTTTCACCACCGTTTGGAATCATAGCATTATCTAGATAACCTAATGGACTTGGTTCTACATCATAACCGACTGCTGCATCTGCAAAGCCTGCTGGAGTATCATTAACAACATTTCCGCTAGTATACTGCACACCTTCGTATGCAACAGTTATTGTATTCTCGTTAAATCCGCCATCGCTGGCATCAACACCACCGTGGTCCCAAGCACTTAGTAATGGATTAACTAATGTGTATGCTACCCATTCTCTACGTGCCAATTGATAAATTGTAATGTATTTGAAGAATGGATTTTTCTTACGATTGTCTAAACCATATGAAGGTACTCTAGCAAAATATTTGTCACGAGGACCGTATGCTGCTTCTGAACCTGTGGTATTTTTATTAGCATCAACAAAGTAATATCTGTAATATTCTTCTAATAATGCTCTAGTTACACCAGTGTTATCGTCATGAAAAGTAATTCTGCAATCTTGATAATCTACTCTAGTTTGTACATTCTTTTTACGATTGTATTGTTGCTTGTTTTCTACACTTGCTCTAAAACTAGGCAAGTCTGCACTTTTAACAAGTACACCTAGTTCTTTTTGAAATTGGAATACATTTGATGTTGCGCTGTTGCCAACTTCATCATTAGGCTCGAACCTAACATGATACATGTATTTAGATTTAGGAGCAAACGCAAAATTATTTTGCGTATAGATTTGGTTCGCATGACGAGCATCACGTAAATGTGTTTCTGACTGTAAATTGAATAGGAATGCATCTTTTAAACTCATACTAATATTTATCCTTGTGAATTATCCGTGCATATAAAGAAAAAACGAAGACCGCGTTAACAACCTTCGTTTTTCTTTTAAAACACCAACCTATAACTAAGCGTATTAGCCAGTAACAGTTGTTCCACCTGTTGCCGCTGCTACTGCTCTTGCAGTTGCTTCGCCAATACCTTCGAATGATTCATCTGCACCAAACTGTATAGCATTATCATAACGTATAGTTAATGATGTTGTTACTGCTTCGTTTGTTGCATATGCTAACGTGTTGTAGTTAGCTGATTCAATGTAGCAACCTACTAATTGGAAGCGATCAATTACTGCTGCTCCATTAGCACCGTTACCACCGTCTAGAACTTCAATTCTAGTTTGGAATTTGTATGTTCCACTTGACACTGCACTAGATTGCTCAAAGAAGTCGAACTGTCTTTGTAGCTGCTGTCCAACAACTTTTTGTACGTTGTTGTTTGCATCTTCGCGTAGTGTTAGCGTAATTGGTTCCCATGTGTGCTTACCTGCAAGATATGTTCTTGAGTTATAAGCGTCAATAGTCATTTGTTCAAAACTAACGTTTGGACGACTTACGTCTACTACTTGTCTTGAAATTTCTCTTGTACCATCTGGTCCTCCAGTAGTACCAAAATTGTCTAGTAATACTCTAAAACGATACTGTAGTTTAGGCATCAATAATGATGAGTTACTTCCAGCGCCTTCAGTAGGTACACTAATATTTTGTAAAGTTGTGATTGGCATTATGTTCTCCTATACAGTATTTATGCCTCAATGAACGGAGTATTACCTCCGTTCATTATGTGCGCATATTAACCTAGTGCTGCAATTTCGCCTGTGTTTTTAATACGCAATGGAATGTAAATAAATTCAATTGCTTTAACTGGTTCAATTGCTATATCTAAGTATAGCTCGTTTCTATCAATTCTAGCTGGTGTGTTGTTTGATTCATCACACACTACTAAGAAATCATACAATGCACGTAACGCTACTAATTCTAGTAACAATGCATCTGCTGCTGCTTTAACTTGATCACGTGTGATCTTGTCATTTGGCTCAAACAAGTATGGTTTCGCTAGTAGCTCTAGCTGTCCACGTAAGTAAACAGTTAAACGTGCTACGTTAACTCTATCCAATGCACTTGCGTTTCTTGCACGAGTCTTTTGACCAAATACAACAAGTCCTGCACCACTAATAAATGTGATCGGGTTAATTGCATTTGAATAAAGTGTATCACGCTGTCCAGTGTTTAATGCTACACTTACAAATTCGCCTTCGCTATTAATATAGCCTGAACTTGTAGCGTTGCTTACACCACCACGTCTTGTACCTGCTGGAGCAAACCAGGGGAACGCAACTTGGTCGTTTAGTATGATAGTGCGTAGTGCCATATGACTTGCTGGAACAACAATATTGTTTCCTGCATTATCACTTGTAAAGCCTGAACCGTAATACATAGCCATGTACTCATCGTAACTAACTGCACCATTGTCATTATCTTCTAATGCTAGTTTAACGTTAGTTGCCCATTCATTTAATGAAGTTGCATCTGGTGTTAAACGGAATGGTGTATCACCAACAACAAATGCTGTTAAGCGTCTGTCATAGTTTAATGTGATCATTTCACCAATTAGCTCTGGATAACCTGGAGTAGCTAACAAGTTAAACTGACGACTTTCTTCGTCACGTATTTCTTGGTTGCTATTAACAGTTGCTTGTAACGCTTGTACAACACTCTTACGCTGTGCATGACGTCCAAAGCTACCTGAACCATCTGCTTGGTTACCTGAGTCTGTTACCCATCTGTGTGGGTAGTAAGCTGCCATTGACGCTCCTGCATCAACTCCGCCTTGACGAACGTTTTTAGCAGTTAAGTCTACATAGCTACGCTCAAAACGCTTAACGTTAAATCCGCTCTTACGTAAGTTCCATAACAACATACCTTTTGGATATAGTGCTGGATCTGGAGCATCTACGTCTACAAAGTCACTTACAAGCAATTCTGCAATAGATGCACTTGGTGCATCGTCTGCTGTTCCGCCTGTGTCACCTTGACGTGCATCTGCAAATAGTATTCCGTTTTCAGTTGTTTGATCTGATTTATCAAGTAAGATCCACTTGCTAAGTGTAGCATTGTATCTATAAACTGCTGGATAATTTTCAACATCTGCTGTGCTTACCCAAATATCACCTTCTACTAGTGCAGTACCATCTGACTGTACAGTTGGCTCTGTTGCTGCAACTTGTGGTCCATCTGAGTCTGTTCCACTGTATGGACTTGAATCAGCTGATAAGCCAGTTCCGCCTACATAGTTAAGACCAACAAATGCATCGCCATTATGTACTAGGATGTCTACTTCGTCAACAACACTGTTGTACCATAGTTGACCATCTGCTGCTAAACTTAATGGAACATTGCCTGATGCTGTGTAAGTTAGTGGCTTCCAGTTTGAAGCTACTAAACCAGTTGCATTTGGTCCAACATATAAGTTAGCTGTTGTTGCTGCTGCAAAACCAAATCCTGCTAAACCACTATCTGTGTCAACTAATTTAATTTCTCCACCTAGTTTATGCTGAATTACAACTTTATTTGTTCCATCTACTAATGCTACAACATTTACTAGACCTTTAGCATTAATTGCTGCTGCTAATAAATCAGCATCGCCACTTGCGCCTAATGTTGTTACACTTACTGTTGCAGGAGCAGTCATTGCTGCTGTATTAGCTCTTGATTCACTAATTGTAAATGTGTAAGTTGCTGCTGCAACTCCACTTGCTCCAATTACTGTGCCAGAGATGCTAGTTGCGCCTGCTGCTACTCTTGAATAAACTTTGTAATTACCAATTGGGTTACCAAGCTCATCTACGTTAACTTTTGCATATAATGATCCAGCTAGTAAGTTTGCGCCACCGCCTGATTTATCAAGACCGTAAATTGAACTTTGTGCTGTAGTATAAATTGGTGTTGTTACAGTTGACCATAGCTGTGTCGCTGTGCTGTACTGTTTAACACTTAATTTTGCTCCACCATTTGGAGTAGTTGTTTTAATCCAAACACTACCACTTGGTGCTGGTGTAGTATCACCTGATTTAAATGCAGGTACTGCTGTGTGCGGTGCTGCTTCTAATCTTGGTGAACTAGATGTTCCTGCTGTTAGACCTAAGTCTGTTAACAAGTCACCTGTTCCTGCTGCTAGTAAAATTTTGCCATCTGCTACTGAACCGTTTGATTCACTTAATGAGTTTGCAAATAATTCAATTGAACCATCAACTAGTGCTGATGTTACACCAGCAACGCCTGCTGCATTAATAATTGTAACTAAATCAGCAATACCTGTGCCACTTGCTAATACAACATTTGTGCCGTTAATACTAATTGAATCACTTTGAGTTAATGTTGGATTAGTTGCTGTGCCGCGTACCGCTGCCCAACTTGCTTTCCAAGCATCACTACCTAATTCTACCCAAGTACCTACGTTTGCAGTTCTTTGAGCTGCTGTACCGTAACCTGGAGTTTTGTAGTATACTCTGTTCATTGTGTCGTTAGCATCTATTGCATAATCGCCTAATTGGCCAATTGATGCTTTTGGTGCTGAGCCTAGTCCTGATACTAAATCAGTTGTTACTGTAAGTACTGTTGGAGCCTTTGCTGCGAAAGTTTGTCCACCTGTTTGTGTAACTGCTAAGCCGTTCCATTGTAGGATACCGTAGTTGCTAGTTGAAGTGTCAAACCAGTAAGCGCCATTTGCTGGCTCTCCACCTGGTGCTGATGCACTTGCTGTTAATTCTGCTGAGTCTAAATCAGCTCTTACAACATACACACGATTTGAAACGCCTAATGCAGAGTAAGCAGCTTGTAGGCCGTACTCGTTAAGCTCTCCACCGTGGATCATGTTGCCGTTATTATCGCTATAAAATAGAGGATCGCCAAATGTTTCACCAAGCTCACGCTGACTAGTGATCAAATAAGGTTTTCCTGCATTTGCTTTTATCGTACCTGCTGCTGTTCCTGTTCCACTGCTTTTAGTTTTATTACTAGCAGTAGCAACAAAGATCATAGGTACCGTTCCAGCGGCAGCTGGGGTGTAGAACGATTCGTCAATTACATTGACTTCTACGCCTGGTGATACTAATGCCATGTTATTTCTCCTGTTGGATGTTAGTGTTCTGTACAGTATTTAGTAGTTTACTGAAATTTCACCTAAGTTATAGTACCGAAAAAGGGATATAAAAGGTGAGCTAAATATATGTATGAGACCTTTATGCAAATGCGGGCATAGACCTGCTGCTATAAACTACAAAAAACAAGGCAAAGTATACTATCGTAAACTATGCGAAATTTGTTTGCGCCACGGCGAAGGTCATGGTATACCTAAATGGAAACTACGTGGATATGAAAAGAAAAACAATTGTGAAAAATGTGGATTTAGATCAAAGCATACAGAACAGTTTAATGTATTTCATATAGACGGAGATTTAAATAATTGCAGGCCTAATAATTTAAAAACTATTTGTGCTAACTGTCAACGCATTGTACAGAAAGAAGGAGTGCAATGGAGGCAAGGAGATTTAACTCCTGACTTTTAAATGTTCCATAAGTTGATAAGTGTTAAACATTAGACCATTTAGATCACGATTATTATCAATAGTATAATCAGCCATCCATTGTTCTAAACTCATTGAGTCTTTGTTTTCTGGAGGTAAATGCTCACTGCGATCAACCCAGATAGCATAATCAAATACACCAGTATTTTTCATTGCAAAAAATTCACGCTTGTTTCTTAGGCCGCAATATATGTCATGTTCTTTAAATATTTCTCTACCTAGTGTTGCTGCATCTTTTTCATTATAATCACAGATAGCATCATACCATTCTTTTCGATGTGCATGCCTGTCAGCATAACATTCTTCTTCGTTAGCGTAACCATACTTTTCTTTTAGATCATTATATATAAACAGTTTTGAACAAAATCGGCTGCTGCTTTCAAAACTATAGTTGTAGTTTTTTTCTAGTATTTCGCAAACAGTATCTTTACCGTGCCGACCGTGGCCAATAACTAATAATTTAGGTAACATTTTAACTCCGCATGATTAATAAGACAACTTATTTCTTATTATATACGAGTTTTGCAGTTATGTCAAGTATTTTTTTAACCTATTGTAAAGCCGTAGCCAACACCACCAGCAACTGCCATTGATACTTCAGCATCAAGTTTTTCCATATCAGCTTGTGCTTCTGC